AGTTAACCTATTGATTATAAAATAAAAAATAACAATTTTGGTTTCTAAAGTTACATTGTAGAAGAGAGAAACATTTAAAAGGTTCCTCTTTAGTACACTCAACAATTTAAAAAGGATACATTATGAAAAAAGAATTACAAAAATTAGAGAATATGTTTCAAGAAATTAGAGCAGTTGATACTGAACTAACACTGCAATCTATCTTAACTCTGCTTTTAGTTGCAAGTGCAGAAGAAAAATTTAATGAAACTGGAGACTTTGATGATTTAATGGGTAATACCGAGCTTACTAACGTCTTAAATATGACAGGAGCTAGTGTTAGTAGAAACGTAGCCTCTTTATCTGAGGGACAAAAGCTAACAACAAGACCAAGAAGAAAGTATGGGGGTTTAAATTTAATTAGAATCGAACGTCATCCTCATGGAGGAAGAAAAAATGTTTTGTACCTTACGTCTATAGGAAGGTACTTAGTAGAAAAATTAACAAATATGCTAGATTCTGAATATATTCCTTATAATTTAAGAGTGCGTAAGTCACCTATTAAAGATAAAAGAAGTGGTATGAACACTAGAACAGGGCAGAGAGTCAATAAACAACATAAAATTATTAATAAAATAAAAGAATTAGAAAAACAATTATTGGAAATAGCATAAAAAATAAATAGAGAGAACACATGCAGATTATAGACAACAAGTCTTTGTTGCTCAAACTACGTGAGCCTAACAAAGTTACCTCTGCCATACCTAAAAGTCGTAAAGTTAGTGACCATGAGGTAATGGTGAAGTGGGGATTGGAGCAAGTCCAGACACTAAACAAACTCAACATTAACGTGCCATCACCGATACAGGCACGGTATGAGTGGCCTGGCAAACATAAGCCATTTAAGCATCAGATATCTACGGCATCTTTTTTAACCAAGAATAAAAAGGCTTTTTGTTTTAACGAACAGGGTACAGGCAAGACTGCTAGTGCTATATGGGCATCAGATTATTTGATGAACTTAGGTATTATTAAAAGGGTGTTAGTTATATGCCCACTATCAATCATGGATAGTGCATGGCGTGATGACTTGTTTACATTCGCCCCACATAGGAGTGTTTCGGTAGCGCATGGCTCTTCTGATAAACGTAAAAAGATAATCGAAGAAGGGTCAGATTTTGTAGTTATAAATTATGATGGTGTTGCAATAGTGCGTGATCAAATAAAAAAAGGTGGGTTTGATCTGATAATTGTTGACGAGGCAACGCATTATAAAAATGTGCGAACTACGAGATGGAAGATACTACAAAGTATACTAGAAGAAAATACTTGGTTATGGATGATGACAGGTACACCTGCATCTCAAAGCCCTGCGGATGCTTACGGTCTAGCCAAGATGGTGGATAGAAACAGAGTGCCAAGATTCTATGGTGCTTTCAAAGATATGGTTATGTATAAAGTTTCTAAATTTACTTGGAAAGTTAGAGATAACGCTACAGACATAGTATACAGAGCTTTGCAACCTGCCATACGGTTTACCAAAGATCAATGTCTTGATCTACCTGATATGGTTTACACTAAAAGATTAGTCGAGTTGACGGCACAACAAAAGAAATACTACAAGAAATTAAAAGACCAGATGATTATGGAAGTTACAGGAGAACAGATTACTGCTGTTAACTCTGCTGTATCTATGAATAAGTTATTACAAATATCTGCAGGAGCGATATATACTGACGAGGGTTCTGCATTAGAGTTTGATATAAAAAACAGATATAGAGTATTGCGAGAGGTCATAGACGAATCGAGTCAAAAAGTTTTGATCTTTGTACCTTTCAAACATGTAATAGATATACTAACAAATAAACTTAGAGCAGAGGGTATAACTACAGAGATTATACGTGGAGATGTTCCTGCACATAAGAGGACTGACATATTCAAGAAGTTTCAGACTGATCCTGACCCACAGGTACTCGTTATACAACCACAAGCGGCATCTCATGGTGTCACGTTAACAAGAGCTAACACAGTCGTGTGGTGGGGACCTACGAGTAGCCTTGAGACCTACGAGCAAGCCAATGCTAGAGTTCACCGATCAGGACAAACTCATAAAACCACTGTTGTACAACTCCAAGGGTCTAGTGCTGAAAAACACGTTTACAGACTATTAGATAGTAGAATAGACGTACACACAAAATTAATTGATCTTTACAAAGAAATACTTGACTAACGTATTTTTTGATACTATATATAATTATATAATAAACAAGGAGATATATTATGGTGGAGATTACTCCTGATAAACTAACAAAAACTTACTTGAAGATAAGAGCAGAACGAGCAGTTCTACAAGCTGAGTTTAAAGAAAAAGAGGCTAAACTTATACGACAGTTAGATACTGTTAAACAGGCTATGCTAGATCATTGTGAACGTCACAATGCAGAAAGCGTTAGAACTTCCGAAGGATTATTCTTTAGGTCTAGACGTACAAAGTATTGGACTGCAGACTGGGATGCTATGCACAAATTTATAATAGAGCATAATGTTCCACAACTGTTGGACAAGCGAATCAATCAGTCTAATCTTAGAGAATTTATGGAAGACAACCCTGATTCAATACCAGAAGGTCTTGAAAAGGAAACTGAAGTAATAATTTCTGTGAGGAAAAAATGACTAATTCAGAACCATTTGTACCCATAGAGGACTTGGCTAAACACTTTAACGTGTCTATATCCACAGTCCGTGCATGGATACGACAAGAACACATACCGAAAGATACTTACATAAAAATAGGTAGCACTTATCGGTTTCGTGTGGGAGATGTGGCAAACGCATTGACCAAAACTAAAAGCGAAAGACGTGAAGTCCCGCAAGATGTGATAGAAGGTAAATACCATCAAGGGGGCTACTCAGAATCAGAAACTGACTGTGGTGGAGTTATACACGAAGGCATTGACAGTGAAGATGAGAAACATCTTTTTGCTGATGAAGACT